GGCAAAAGTTTGTAGAATACAACATCATTGACGTGGAACTTGTTGACCGTTTGGAAGACAAGATGAAACTAATTGATCTTGCAATTACTCTTGCATATGACGCGAAGGCAAACTATGCCGATGTGTCATCTCAGGTTAGGATGTGGGATACAATCATATATAACTATCTGAAGAAACAAAACATTGTTATTCCTCCAAAAGAGAAGTCAGAAAAAGACAAAAAGTATGAAGGTGCATACGTTAAGGAACCTACTCCAGGATCTTATGATTGGGTTGTAAGTTTTGACCTCAACTCTCTATATCCGCATTTAATTATGCAGTATGCTATTAGTCCAGAAACTCTAGTAGATATGGATAACTTGAATTCTAGAATTATGGATTTAGAAGATGCTTTGCAAAGTTATTAAACCCGATTATTTATTTGATTATGTGGAAAGACATCAAAACCATGTCTAAGGAAGAAATTGAATCTGAATTAGAAAATCTAAAAAAAGTAAGACAAATTTCTTCTAAAGTTACAGTAAGAAAAATTCTAGACGAAGAGTTAGATCTTAGTCCTTTGAAGGAAGTAAATCTAACCATTGCTGCAAATGGAGCATTATATCATAGGGTGCAAGGATTTCTTCCGCAAATTATGCAGAACCTATATGATGAACGAAAAGCATACAAGAAAAAAATGCTTGCCGCTGAAAACGAGTATGAAAAGAATCCATCTAAGAAGTTGGAGAAAGACATCTCTAAGTTCAACAACATTCAGATGGCACGTAAGATTCAATTAAACTCTGCTTATGGTGCTATTGGTAATCAGCATTTTAGGTATTTTAAGTTAGCAAATGCCGAAGCAATCACACTTTCTGGACAAGTTTCTGCTCAGTGGATTGAAGACCGTATGAATAAGTACCTAAATAAACTGCTAGATACAGAAAGTTTGGATTATGTCATTGCATCTGACACCGATTCAATCTATATTAATCTTGGACCTCTTGTTAATAAACTTTTTGGTCCTAAAACTGATAACACGGCAAAAATTGTTAACGTATTGGATAAGATCTGTGCGGAACAATTGGAACCGTTCATTGATAAGAATTACCAGAAACTGGCGGATTATGTATCAGCATATAAGCAGAAGATGCAAATGAAGCGAGAGTGTATCGCTGAACGTGGTATTTGGACTGCAAAAAAGAGATATATTCTAAGTGTTTGGAATAGTGAAGGTGTTAGTTATCTTGACAGTGGTTATAAGTTAAAGATTAAAGGAATTGAGGCAATCAAATCTTCTACTCCTGCTCCATGTAGAAAAATGTTGAAGGACTCTTTCCATATTTTGCTGAAGGGTACAGAAACTGATGCAATTGAGTATATTGAAAAGTGTAGGAGTGAATTCTTAAAACTAACTCCGGAAGAAATTGCTTTTCCTAGATCGGCTTCTGATGTAGTAAAGTGGAAATCTTCCTCTACCATATATTCAAAAGGAACTCCGATTCATGTTAGGGGAGCATTATTGTTCAATCATTACGTCAAAGAAAATAATTTAGACAGAAAATACTCTCTTATTCAGAACGGGGAAAAGATTAAATACATTTATCTGAAAAAACCAAATATTATTCGAGAGAATGTATTCTCTTTCATTCAAGATTTTCCTAGAGAGTTGGGTCTTGACAAGTACATTGACTATGACCTACAATTTGAAAAGAGTTTTCTTGAACCTCTTAAAACCATCCTGAATTGTATTGGATGGTCTCACGAAAAAACTATCAACCTCGATTCATTTTTTACCTAGATGGAACTTCCTATTAACGACAAAGAACTAAAAACAATTGTTAGCGCATTACGATTTGGAGGAGATGCGGCACTTTATCAAAAAATGAATACTATAATGGAATTGAGGGAAACTCACCCAAACGCACCTTATAATAAAATTTTGAGAGAGCGATATGGTATGGTTGCCTAATGGAAAATTTTGGTGTTGGAAAATGAACTATAGGAAAAAAAATTATGGAATTTCTTAAGGATATTGTAAAAGAGATTGGTGGTGAATACACGCAAATTGCATCAGACATAGATGAGCAAGAAGAATTTGTTGATACAGGTTCGTACATTTTTAACGGACTCGTTTCAGGTAGTTTATTTGGTGGTGTATCTGGGAATAAGATTACTGCCATTGCTGGCGAATCTAGTACTGGAAAAACTTTTTTTAGCCTCGCCGTGGTTAAGAATTTTCTGGACTCTAATCCTGATGGATATTGCTTGTATTTTGATACTGAGGCAGCTGTCAATAAGTCACTCTTAGAAAGTCGTGGAGTTGATCTTTCTCGTCTTGTGGTCGTGAATGTTGTAACTGTTGAGGAGTTCCGAACCAAAGCACTTAAGGCAGTTGACATTTACTTAAAAAAATCTGAAGAAGAACGCAAACCCTGCATGTTTGTGCTAGATTCTCTTGGAATGCTTTCGACTGAAAAGGAAATCAATGACGCTCTGAACGAAAAACAGGTTCGTGACATGACGAAATCTCAACTTATAAAAGGTGCGTTCAGGATGTTGACATTGAAACTGGGTCAGGCAAAAATTCCAATGATTGTTACTAATCATACCTATGATGTTATTGGATCATATGTTCCTACAAAAGAGATGGGTGGCGGTTCTGGTCTTAAGTATGCGGCGTCCACGATTATTCATTTATCTAAGAAAAAGGAAAAAGATGGAACAGAGGTTGTTGGAAATATTATCAAGGCAAAGACTGCTAAGTCGCGTTTAAGTAAGGAGAATAAAGATGTGGAAATTCGTCTTTATTATGATGAGCGTGGTCTTGATCGATATTATGGTCTTCTTGAACTCGGTGAGATTGGCGGACTTTGGAAAAATGTTGCTGGTCGATATGAGATGAACGGTAAGAAAGTTTATGCAAAAGCAATCTTAAAGGATCCTGAAGATTACTTCACTAACGAAGTTATGCAGAAATTGGAAGAAGTTGCACATCAGGAATTTAATTATGGAAACTCTTAATGATTTTATTAAACTACATGAGAATGTATTAGAACCTGATATTTGTGATTTTTTAGTCCGGTTATTTGTCCAAAAGAAAAGTAAAACAGAAAGAGTTGAGTGTGAAGGTAAACCAAATTTCACACAAATGAATCTAACTCAGAATAGAAATATGTCATCTCAACTTAATGATGTTCATACTCATCTTATTAGGAAAGTATTTCAGTACAGAGATGAATATTATGAGTATGCATATAAAGAAATTTTTCCCGAAGAACATGCCTTTGAGCAATTTAGAATAAAAGGATATGAAGTTGGAGGTAATGACAGATTTGATGCTCATGTCGATGTTAAGGATCATGAGTCATCACGCAGATTTCTTGCATTTATGTGGTACTTAAATGATGTTAATTCTGGAGGCAGAACAATTTTTAATAACATGGAGATCACTCCAAAAAAAGGATCTTTGCTAGTATTCCCTCCTCTTTGGATGTTTCCTCATATAGGAGAACCTCCAAAAAGTAATCCAAAATATATTCTCACTACGTACTTACACTATCAATGATGGAAAAGATTGAACTGACTATTCTTCGTAACCTTATCTTCGATGAGGAGTTTTCGAGGAAAGTTATTCCTTTTATTAATGAAGATTACTTTGAGATTCGATCTGAGAGGGTTATCTTTGAGGAGATCACTAAGTTTATTGTAAAGTATGGATCATCTATTACTATTGAATCTCTTTTAATTGAAGTTGATTCTAGATTTGATATTAACGATTCCGAGAGTAATGAGATTCGTTCTATAATCAGTAATTTTGAACACACTCCTGTAGATAGTCAGTGGTTATTAGATTCTGCTGAAAAGTGGTGTCGTGATCGAGCAATTTATCTTGCTTTGATGGAATCCATTCACATTGCTGATGGTAATGATGAAAAGAAAAGTCGTGATGCAATTCCAAGTATTCTTTCTAATGCTTTATCGGTATCTTTCGATAATAATATAGGACATGATTACTTTGAGAATGCTGCAGATCGATTTGAGTATTATGTGAGGCGTCAACAAAAGATTAGATTTGATCTTGATTACTTCAATAAGATTACAAAGGGAGGTCTTCCTCGTAAGACCTTGAATATCGCACTGGCAGGAACTGGTGTTGGTAAGTCCTTGTTTATGTGTCATATGGCATCTGCTTGTTTGCTTCAGAACTTGAATGTTCTTTACATTACTATGGAGATGTCTGAAGAGAAGATTGCAGAACGTATTGATGCCAATCTTTTGGATGTACCCATTCAAGACATTTCAGAACTTCCAAAGTCAACGTTTGAAAACAAAATTAATGTTCTTGAGAAAAAAACACAAGGTCAACTTATAATTAAAGAATATCCTACGGCATCTGCACACAGTGGACATTTTAAAGCACTTCTTAATGAACTTGCACTTAAGAAGTCATTTAGACCTGATATTATTTTCGTTGATTACCTTAATATATGTTCTTCCTCCCGCTATAAGTCAGGTGTTTCTGTCAATTCATATAGCTATATTAAAGCTATTGCAGAAGAGCTTAGAGGGTTGGCTGTTGAAGCAAATCTCCCTATCGTTTCTGCCACGCAGACCACTCGTTCTGGTTATGGTAGCTCTGATGTGGAGCTTACTGATACAAGTGAGTCCTTTGGGTTGCCTGCTACTGCTGATCTTATGTTTGCCCTTATTAGCACAGACGAGCTTGAGAACTTGGGACAACTTATGGTAAAGCAGTTGAAGAATAGATATAACGATCCAACCATGAATAAAAGATTTGTCATTGGTATTGACCGCTCTAAGATGCGTCTCTATGATTGTGAGCAGTCAGCGCAAAATGATGTTCTTGACTCCAACGGCGATAACGGTTATAATAACGATGACGAACCACCTCAAAGCAAATTTGGAGGATTCAAGTTTTGAACGGATACTATTCAGTTTTTGATCCTGAAGAAAAAAAAGTTGCTGATTGTGGTTCTGAAAGAGATGCAATCTTTTTGATTCACAGTAGAAACAAAATTAGGGATGGACACTACTATCAGTTCAACCCTTTGCCTGGAGAGATAGTTGATATTAATAATATCAACCAACTTCCAACAAATAATATTGTTGTTAATATTAATGACAGCGAATCATGGGTTGAAGTGGGAGGGCAAAAACTTCCAATGCAACAACAAAAACCATTTAATCCAGAATTTAGAAACTAATGACTATTTCTATCACTAAAGAAGAATTACAAGAAGGAATTAAATTTACTATGACACAAAATAAAGTTGATACTGAAAAATATTTGGAGTTTGTTAATGAAGTAACGTCACAACCTTCTAAATCATATTCCAATTTCACTGCTCGTCTTTATGAACTTAATGGACTTGGATTTCCTACCGAGCGACTGCTTACTGCTGCTGTAGGTATGTCTGCAGAAGCAGGTGAGTTTACTGAGATTATTAAAAAGATTATCTTCCAAGGTAAACCAGTTGATGATGAAAATCTTTTTCACCTGAAGCGTGAACTTGGTGATATTATGTGGTATGTTGCTCAAGCATGTATGGGTCTTGGCGTTTCTCTTGATGAAGTTATTGAGATGAACGTTGACAAACTCAAAGCACGTTACCCTGGTGGAGAGTTTGATGTTCACTATTCTGAAAACCGTAAGGAGGGAGACCTGTGATGAAAGACCGCGAAATTACAGTAGAAGATTATGAAAAGTATGGTGATAACTTCTTTGAAAAATATTTTTATGTTGCAAAACAACTAGGAGAAGGTGCTAAGGCAGAAGACGTTTTAAAAATTATGGAATCTCTTGCTGGTGTTGTTATGAAAAAGCGAATAGAGGATGAAGGTAAAGTTGGACCTTTTGGATTTATTCGCAATCAATTAAATGAAGATGGAGCACCTATTTTAGATACTCCAGAAAAAGCACCTCCAGGAACAGTAGCAATTAAAACTAATGGAACTTGGGCTGCTTATGAACTTTAAGACGGACCAGTATATGAATGTGAAAATTTATCTGGAAAGTTTTAATGACTGAAATAAATCATCCCAAAGAACATCCTGAAATTGCCGAAGTAAAATGGATTGATGATGCTTTCTATGTAGAACAAACTAAATTTATGTGGAAAAGTGTTCGTAAGGATACTGGAAAAGATTTTCTTTTTGCTTTAACAGAAAAAGAAGTTACTGATATTACACGATGGCATCTGAAGTGTGAGCAAGAAGGTACACTTCATCTCTATACTAGAGTTGTAGGGAGTGCTATTGTTGATGGAAAACTCTGAGGGGTTTTCCCCTTTTGCCCAGTTGGCGGAATTGGTAGACGCGACAGGTTTAGGTCCTGTTATCCATGTGATGTGTAGGTTCGAGTCCTATACTGGGTATTATTATAAATAATAGAATAAAGGTTACTGGTAAATTGTAATACCATATTTTAGGCATGAGATCATTTCTAGAGTTCGTATCAGAAGCAACTTCTGCTTCAGTTCAGGCAAAACGTCTTGCGCTGAAGGGAGACGGGCATGGAGGATATTATAATAGAGCTACTGGAGAATTTGAAGCAAAAACAATTGGAGGAGAATTAAAGTTTTTTAATAAGAGACAAATTC